TGACCACCGGTGAACAACCGCAGGATCCCCGGGGAGGGAAGCCCCCCAACCCCCTAACTCACACGAATCAACGGTGCCAACCGTGGGAATGGTGAAACTTTTGTGTGAGGTTCCAACAATACAATAGAAACAACATAAACATACTAATACCCCCTATACATATATATGTATGTATAAGTATGTGGTACTTACCATTGGGAACGTATCAGTTGTATCAATTATGACATTTGTAATTTTGTATTTTCAGTATCTCAATCAATCGGGAGGAACCCAGTGTCGAAGCTCAGTAAGCTCAGCGATCACATGCTTGACAAGGTCGTCAACGAATTCTCCACTCCGCAGGAGAAGAAGGATCTTCGCAAGTCCACCGCAGCTCTCGTCATCACTCAGATGCAGGAGATGGGTGCAGACGTTCGCGAACGCATGGCTATCCGCCATGAGAAGGAACAGGCTCGCTGGATCTCAGCGAACCCCACTCAGCCGCAGGATGACACCAGCCCTGGCTGGAAGACGATGACCGATCGTCAGCTCGCGGAGATCAACCAGAACTTCAAGGTCTGGGGAATCCCGGAGCAGGTCAAGTAGGAGACAGTGGTCAGGTCCTAACGGACTTGGCCACTCTCTCTTTTTCATCCATCTCTCCATTGTCTTTTTTGCATACGCATCTCACAACGGTCAATTCGACTACATCGAATCCTTGGCACCTAGTCGCGTGACGTTTGCGTCTCGGGCTACCGAGCGGCCGGCAACAACTAGGGCGATGTGGTGTGTATGCAGTTTCTACAATGGAGTGATGGATACTAATGCGACTCTGTCGCATATCAGAGATAGTCACTCGACTGTCTCGGTATCTCAGGGTGCGCAGGGTTGGGGCTCTCGTCCCACCTAGTCACCCTAGTCATCACCTAGTCACCCTACGGTGACCAGGTTTTTCCGTTGATTGCCAAGGGAAATCCCTTGCCTAGTCACCCTAGTCACCTCTTTTCCATCTTTCTATTAATCAATTGAGAGAGTAATAAAAGATAGGAGGGGGTGACTAGGGGTGACTAGGTGACCAGGTTTTTCGCACACATGTACGAAGATCACCCATGTGTCGGCCTCCTCCCTCTGTCCTGCTCGAACGCTTGTTCGATGATTGAAGGACGTCCTCCCTTTTTCTACCGGGACAGCCACTGCTGTCCTCCCGCCGCTGCGGGCACATCGCCGCTGCGATGCTCCTGCCGCTGCAGGAGATAGAGAGGTAACTCTATTGGGGAAAGGGAAAGGGAAAGGGAAAGGAATTAGGGGGAAAGGAAGTAGGAGCTAAGCACAAGGCTTAGCATTCACTCATACTTACGGGAGGACACTCATGACCATGTTCATCTACGGGATCCTGGTCGGCATCGGTGGAACCATGCTGATCCTGGAGCTCCGTGCCACCATCACCCGTTACAAGGACCGCCAGCAGGCGGAGTTCGAGGCGGCTGTCGCAGCCGCCACGGCCCACCGCAGGGCGGAGCAGCAGCGCAGGAGCAACGAGTGGAGCAACGTCCGCACGTTCGCGTTCGACGACGACCCGTTCGCCGACGTGTGACATGAGCATCGAGATCCCAACTCGAGCAGCTGTCCCGGCCACATGCTGGGGCAGCACCGAGCACACCCTTCAGACGGTGTGCCTGTCGAACTGCAAGCAAGGCTGCCACGTCTACGTGTGCACCTACTGCAAGAAGCGGTTCGTGATCCACAACCCCATGTACGGCTGCCGGATCCGGTAGCCTGTGACCCTGCCACTAGGCAGGCCGTGTGCGCCCGGCTGGTCGGTGTCTCCCCCGTCGCCGATCAGCCGGGCCCTCACGTAGCAGCCCGCAGAAGGCGGGACCTCGTAGGTCTGGAGCATCATGTTCGACGCACTCATCACAGTCCTTGCACTGTCACTGCCCTCAATCGACAACGATCGTGAATGGGCAGTGAACCGGCCGAGCAGAGGCGCCAGCTCCTCAGCTCTCATCGTGACCAAGGCAGCAACGCCACCGCCCAGCGTCTATCGCTGGGCTGCTTGCGTTCTCGACCGAGAATCAGGTGGCACGTTCGACCGCCGACAGTCAGGTGTCGGCAGCTTGAACATGGAAGGGTCTGGCGCTGCCGGCCGTTGGCAATTCATGCCCAACTGGCGGCACGGCCTGCCCTACATGATCAAGGATCGCCTCGTCCAGTTCGGCATGCCGAAGCGACAGGCACGACAGGTCAGGCTCTACCTCTCCGACCTCCACTACATCAACCGCTATCCCGGTATCTACCAGGACATCGGCATGCTCGAGGTCGTTGAGCGTGGTGGTGCCTCACACTGGGATGGTCATACGTGTGGTCGACCCTGACCGACACAGTTCTCGACCTGTCATCGTCAGGTCGATTGACGAAAGGACCATGATGTTCGCTCTGCTCACGACTTCCGTGCCACTGCTGGAGGGAGCGCTCTGCGTCAATGACCCAGAGCTCTTCGATCCAGTAGAGCACGGCACCGCAATGCGTACGGAGCAGGCGCTCGACGTCTGCAAGCAGTGCCCAGCGAAGACACCCTGTCTCGAATGGGCGCTGTCCGATCGCACACTGGTCGGCATCCTCGGTGGCACCACGTACCCCGAGCGTTGCCGGCTGATGAACTGGAAGCCGTAGCCATGACATGGCGCAGCTTCCTCACGTTCCTCTACGGCTCAGCCGTAGTGGTGCTTGATCCAGTCCGACGACTGTTCAAGTAGCTACCTATCGAATGGAGGTTCGATGCGGACACTGATCCTATGGACCATCGGGTTCATCATCATCGTGGCTGTCATCGTCTCCGTCACCTACCTCTCCACGGCTGAGCCATTGAGGGCAGTGACGGACGCACTAAACTGACTGGTCAAGTTGCTGCAGATGGAAGCTTGACACCTCACGGTCTCTGCAGGGAACTCGGTGAGGTAACGCCGCAAACCGTATGGAGGAAGCGGTGTCTCGTGGATGTTCGAGGCGCAGTTCATGACGGGAGCCCTGTAACGGGCACCCAAACCATGAAAGCGCACGGAACTAAAGCCGTGCGTAACCATCCAACCACCTGAGCATGTGGTGAAACTGCTCACTCACCCACCATCCCATGAAGGGGGATTGCACATGGCAACACGACGCACGGAAGCGGAGCGCATCGCAGCGCTCGAGGCAGACCTCGCCGCGGCCAAGGCCAAGGCAGAGGAGCGGAGCGCCAAGGCTGCGGCCGAGGCAGCGGAGAAGAACAAGGCCAAGATCGATCGTCTCAAGAAGCAGTCGATGAACGTCGCTGCCCAGATCGACGAGCTCACCGCCAAGCTGGAGAAGATCAACGTCGAGCTGGTCGAGCTCGATGCCGACTTCACCGAGGTCGAGGCCGAGGCCGAGTTCACCGAGCTCACGCTCGACGAGGTGTAGTCATGACTCATCCCGACGATGTCGTGGATGAGCTCAAGCGCAGGCTGCAGGGAGAGCCGGTCTTCATGGCCGGCTCTCTCGCTGCAGCTGTAGCGCACGACAAGCCATCCTCGTGGTCAGACGTGGACATCTTCGTCCCGACCGAGGGACTGCTGTTCACCACCATCAAGTCCCTGCTCATGCAGGGTGCAGTGCCGATCGACTACTTCGACCGGGTGTGGCACAGGTGGCAGCGCTACGGCCTGCGCAAGTGGCACACCAACAGCATGCGACTGGAGACACCGACCGGTGTCGAGGTCAACGTGGTGTACAAGCTGGTCGACGGTCACGCCACGACCAGCCTGAGCCAGGTGCTGGAGTCATTCGACTTCGGCCTTCTGGCTATGGGCTGGGAGCTGGAGACCGGGCAGTACCGGGACATGCGTCCGTACCTGTTCCCGCATTCGCCGATCAACGGGCCTCTGCCCTTGATGCCGAACAAGCGGGACAACTGGACGCAGGGTTTCGTCAGCCAGTACAACGGGCTGAGGGAGGGGTCGAGGTACCTCAAGTACCTCGAGTACGGGTACGACATGAGTGCCGTCGCCGATGACCTCGTCACCGGCTACAACATGGCAGCTCTGTACCACAGTTCGGAGTTCGATCCGGAGAAGCAGGCGCTCGGTGAGCTGTACCTGCGTATCGGAGAGGCCATCGCCACGCATGACATCGCCGATCTTCAGGGCATGTACGCGGTGATGGACTTCAAGTCTCCGATCTCCGAGATCCTGGACAGGCTCGAATGAACCTGGCCCAGGAGTCCGTCGCTCATCAGCTTGCTGAGGTGACGGCCACGTCGGAGGACGGTGACCACCTGTTGCTCATCGACAAGGTGGACATCGTCCTGACCCAGCGACACGGGGGAATCAGGTCCGCAAAGGACGCCTCCGCGTACCTCGATGTGGGAGAATGGGTCACCACCCACTCCTGCTCCACATCCGAGGACTGCATCCTCTGGTCCCATGTGTCAGACCCCACGACTACGGTCGAGGTCAGCACCGAGGACGAGGAGGATCAGCTGGTGAGGAAGGCATCTCGCCCCTCACTGGCATCGCTGTACAAGCGGGCCCGGCAGACCGGACTCGTACCCGCCAGCACAGCTGGCTACTTCTAGAAGGAGAAGCGCATGGGATTCACCACTCGCGCCGTCGTCGGAGGTGGCACCTTCGTCGAGGGCACCGACATCGTCGGCAACACGGGGTCGACCATCCTGTTCGACCACGCCTGGTCCGCGTACCAGGAGCACATCAAGCACAGCGCTGCGATGGACGAGTACGACACCGCAGTCAAGGCGTTCTTCGCCCCGCTGGTCGAGGCGGCCGAGGCCGTCAAGGCGGACGTCAAGAAGAACTGGGCCAGCATCACGGTCGAGGAGTCGGTGGAGGGCAAGCCCGGCACCGGCATCTTCCTCGGCCATGACGGCGTCATCCTCCGCATCATCGCCGAGACCGATGGCTCCAGCCTCCGCTGGGTCAACGGCTCGCTGATCGCGCTCGAGGACTAGCAGCCCGTAGCCCTGCCCCAACGTCTGCCCTTGGCACACAGGGGCAGGGCTGCGCTGTCCTTGGAAGGAGGACTGCATGCTCGAGAAACTGCTGCGCATGTACGTCATGGCCCTGGCCTACGACGTGCGTTCGCCCATGCCTCACCTCGTTGGACCGCCGGGATCCGGCAAGTCCACGGTGGTGGAGCAGCTGGCCGACCAGCTCGGCGTCAACCTCCACATCATCAACGTCTCACGCCTGTCACCTCTTGAGGTGGAGGGCGTGCAGATGCCGCATGGTGTGGGGGAGGAGATGGTCCTCAAGATGCTGCCGGCTACGTTCTGGACCAGCCTCGAAGAGGGAGACATCCTGCTCATGGACGAGTTCCTCCGCGGATTCCCGGAGGTGTACTCGTCGCTGCTCGACATCTTCACCAGCCGCAGGGTAGGTGCATTCCACCTGCCCAAGGTGTTCATCGTGGGCGCAAGCAACAGCGTCATCGCGTACGACTTCGCACTCGAGGACAGGCTGCTGCACATCCCGGTCACTGACCCACGCAAGAACTCGATCGAGCGTGGTCGACTGGCATCCATCCTGCTCGATGATCTGGGTCTCGACCCGAGCATGAGCAACTCGATGGAGATGACAGCCCTGCTCGAGGAGGAGGTGCTGCCCACGTTCGACGTGCTCGACGTGTTCAAGAAGCGGGGGACCAAGGTCACCTCGACTGAGAAGGGGCGCAGCCTGCGCAACCTGATCGGTCAGGCACAGCTGCGTCAGGTCCAGTCCAGCAAGCTGGTCGACCTCATCGAGGCGAACAACCAGCACGCTGTGACGAAGGGCCTGTGGCAGTACGTGTTCCTGCTCACGGGCAAGGCTGCACCGCATGGCTACATGAAGGCGGCTCTCGCTCTGCGAGGCAACGCCAAGCTCACCCCTGTGCAGGCCATCAACCTGGACATGAACCTCGAACTGATCGGTCTCGAGGAGGAGAAGACGAAGGAGGATTCACCGTGATCGTACGCATCGGCAACAACCGTGCGTTCGTCAAGGACGCGCTGATCGAAGCGCTTCCGGATGTGGAGTCTGCGCTCTGGTTCACCAAGGCGTTCGACTTCACTGCATCGGAGCGGAGCCAGCTCCTCTCCGTCCTGTTCGGGGAGAACGACGTGATCGCTGCCCTCACCAGTGAGGGAGGCGAGCACAGCACCGAGCTGCAGGACTACCTGCTCGAGCTGGGCTACGAGGCGCAGATCGAGGAGGGCAACGTCACGTTCAGCGAGGACGCACCGCACGGGGAGATCCTGCCCGAGGTGTGGGAGTCGCTGCAGTTGACGATCGCCAACTCCATCAAGGAGGTGTGCGACAAGCTCGGCGGCACCATCGGCATGATGCCGGGCAAGGAGGGACGCATGCTCATGCAGTCCCTGATGACGGTCAACGCGAAGCGTCCCATCATCGGTGACTACAAGGCGCGCGTGCATCACGAGTCGCAGGTTCCCAACCTGTGGATCCTGGATGTGTCCGGGTCGATGACGGAGACGACGGTTCGCACCCTCGTCGACGAGGTGGTGGCTGGTGCCTACATGGCCAACGCCCACCTCGCCATCGTCAGCGACACGACCACGTTCTGGGGTCCGGGCGAGTACGACAGCGAGTCGGTGCTCAAGGTGGCCGAGTTCTCGGGCACGCACTACGAGACGCTGGTGTCCCTGTTCGATCAGGACTGGGGCGTCGTCGTCACCATCGCGGACTACGACTCGTCGTACCGTGCGATGGATGCGTTCGCCAAGGCGAAGGGTCGGGTCTCCGAGGTGTTCGACATCAGCCTCGTGGACCAGCCGACGTACCTGTCGGAGGTCATCGGCACGGTCGCCGACAAGGTGACACCCGTGCTCATCGCACGGGACCGCAGCTGCTGCATGCGGTAGCACGTTCATCATCCACTCAACAGAAGGAGGAAGTCCATGTCGGACTCCACTGGCAAGACCGGTACCTACACCGGGCGGCTGTCGTTCCCGACGCTCACCGCGAAGCAGGCGTACGAGCTGTCCCTCAAGGGCAGCTACCCGGCCGCATCCGCGGACGTGGCAAGCCCGTCGTTCCAGCTGCTGCTGACGCAGGCACAGCTGGACAAGTTCCTCACGCAGGCGCAGGAGTTCCTCGCCCAGTGCGAGGAGAACGAGAAGGCCGGCGCCAAGAAGGACGCGCTCACCGCCAAGGAGGTGGCTGACCTGGTGAAGGACATCACCGGTGACCTCAGTGACCAGCGGTACAACACGCCACTCAAGGCACCGAGCGACAAGACCATCGAGCTGGCACCGAACACGGTGGCCACGCTCAAGGTCATCGGCCCGAAGGGTGGTGACATCAAGGTCAAGGCCATCGCCCGCACGGAGGGTGAGGTTGCTGCGACCAGCGATGTGATCTTCACGAAGCCGGTCATCCTCGACATCGAGGAGACCATCCACGAGCTGTACCCCGGCTGCGTGGCGAAGGTCACGATCAACCTGTACGCCTACCGCAACGGGAAGAACCCGGGCTTCAGCGCAGGCGGCAGCATCGTGGTGTTCAGCGCGGACGACGACCGCTTCGGCGGCGGTGCGTCCATCGACGAGGACGAGATGTTCCTCGACGACTAGCAGGCTGAGGGGGCAGGCATTCCTGTGGGAAGGTGCCTGCCCCCTCTCTGTTTCACCGAAAAAATTTCGCGACCCTAGGAGGGGAAGATGGAGAGATTCTCCGCAAGCAAGGCTTCAAGGATCATGCAGTGCAGCGCATCCGGCGATCTGCACGCGGCGATCCCGTTCTGGAATCCGCCGGCTGAAGATCGCAACGCCAACACGGCAGCGAATCGTGGCACGCACATGCACGAGATCCTCGCTGACATCACGGTGCTGTCACCGAAAGAGATGGCTGGCTTCGGCAGGGCCATCGAGTACATCGCCGAGGTGCGCAGTCGTCGTCGCTTCAACTCGTTGATCGAGTACACCGAGACATCGGACTGGCTGACTCAGCCTGAGCCCACCACTGCTGACCTCGTCCTGTTCACGCAGGATGAGATCCATGTGCTCGACTTCAAGTGGGGAAAGATCCCCGTCGAGGTGGTGCAGAACGAGCAGCTGCTGTACTACGCAGCGACGTACGCCAAGTACGCACCGAAGGCAACCGAGGTGACGGTGCATATCGTGCAGCCCAACGCCAACATCTTCGAGGCATGGGCAGTAGACACTGTCACCCTCGCTGACTTCATGCGTCAGGCAATCGCAGCACAGGACGGGCTGCTCGCTGGCAACCTGGCGTTCATGCCGGGTGACCACTGCACGTTCTGCCCTGCCAACCCGCACACGCGCGGGGCCAAGGGTTCACCGCTGTGCCCAGCGATGATGCACCTGCTGTACCCGGCGCCGTTCGATGAGGCTGAGCTGCTCAAGGACGAGTCGTGATTGGCCTGGACTTCGAGACCTACGGGTCTCGGGACCTGACCAAGGTGGGGCTGCGCAACTACGTGGACGATCCGTTGTTCCGTCCGCTCGTGGCTGTCGTAGCAACACGAGCAGGCAAGGGCAAGGTGTTCGACTTTGTCAAGGACGGGCACGACTACACCACGGAGAGGCTCAAGGGTTTCCTGCTGGGTGGGCACACGATCGCAGCGCACAACGCTGGGTTCGAGCGCAATGTCCTGCGTCGCATCGGCATCGAGGTGCCGGCTAGCAGGTTCGTGGACACGGCAGTCATCGCTGCCTACCACGGTGCAGGGCGCAGCCTTGAGGCAGCGGCGAGCCAGCTGCTGAACACGCCCAAGTACGAGGGTGGCATGCGTCTGATCAAGACGTTCTGCATCCCGGGTGAGTACCAGGATGATGACTTCGCATTCAACCCACGCATCAGGGAGGACAAGCCTGATGAGTGGGCTGAGCTGATCCACTACTGCGACATCGACGCCAAGCTGTCACTGCAGCTGGCGGACTGGAGCCTGCCGTCCAGTGAGCTGGCCTACTCGCAGCTCACGATGGAGATGAACGACACAGGCTGGCCCATCGACATGTCGCTGGTCAAGAACATGTTCCATCGGTACGACAAGAACCTATTGTCTGTCGAGGACACGTTCATCAGGGAGACAGGCGAGATCGATCTCAACCTGTCAAGCACCACGCAGCTGAGCAAGTGGTGTGCTGAGCGTGGCGTCCGCTCCTCCTCGTTCGACGAGGAGAAGGTGGAGTCCATGATCTCCATGCTGGAGAAGCGACTGCACTCCAATGTCCTGACCGAAGAGAAGCGCCTGGCCTACAGCGAGGTGCTTGCCATGCTGACGGCGAAGCGTGACATGGGTGGCTCCAGCCTCAAGAAGCTGGAGGTCATGATGCGTCAAGCTGCTGAGGATGGCAGGCTGTACGACTCGTACATGCACTTCGGTGCGCAGGCCACTGGCCGTACCACGGGCAGAGGTGTGCAGATGCAGAACCTGCCACGCCTGTTCGGTGACGGTGACAATGTCTACGACCTGAACCATCCTGATGTCGAGTGGGACAATCGGAAGCTGGCGCGCAACCTGCGTCAGGTGTTCCGCGCGTCCGACACTGTCGGTCATCTGGTGGTCGGTGACTTCTCCAGTGTGGAAAGTCGGGGCCTGGCATGGCAGGCAGGCGAGCAGTGGAAGCTGGACTCGTACGCACAGGGCAAGGACCTGTACAAGGTGCTGGCCTCGCAGATGTACGACGTTGCGTACGACGACGTGACCAAGCCGCAGCGTCAGGTCGGCAAGACTGGCGAGCTGTCGTGTGGCTACGGTGCAGGAGCTGGTGCTGTCCATGCCTTCGCCAAGGGCATGGGCGTGGACATGTCAGAGCAGGAGGCTGCATCGCTGGTCCGTGACTGGCGTGCTGCCAACCCTGCGATCGTGTCGTGGTGGCAGACGCTGCACGATGGGCTGGTCACAGCCCTGACTCTCGGTGATGCTCGCATCCCCAAGAGCTGGGGTGCAGTAGTCATCACCAAGATCGATGCACCGCTGTCGCTGCAGAAGATGGGACCGAAGCACTCGTTGCAGGTCAAGCTCTGGACACCGACGATGCAGTTCGCGCGTGTCATCCACGGAGTGGAGATGCACGGCAGGAACCTGACGTACTACAAGCCGAGTGAGCGGAAGACCGGTGACCTGTGGTCCAACCACTTCACCGATCCGAAGACCAAGCAGACCAGACAGTTCACCGTCTACGGTGGCAAGCTGGCTGGGCTGCTGACTCAGTCGCTGTGCAGGGAGATGTTCTTCGACTCGCTGCGCGTGCTCGACAAGGAGCTCGAGTGGGTGCCCAACGCTCGTATCATCGGGCAGTTCCACGATGAGATCGTGGTGGAATGGTCACCTGGCAACGCTCCGTTGTCGCAGGTCAAGCACATGATGGAGGTCGCCATGACATCCACTCACCTGCCGGGGTTCCCGTTGGGTGCGGAGATCAAGAGCGACCATCGCTACATCAAGTAGATGACAGAGGGCCGGCCGCCAGGGGTCGAAGCTGGTGGCCGGCCCCCAATCAGAAGGAGGATTGCATGACGAAGGTAGCACACGTCGTGGGTCTCGACCCGGGACTGGTCCACACCGGGTGTGTCCGGATGCTGTTCGACTACCAGCGGCAGACGATCCGTCTGTACCACGAAGTGGTCAAAGGGCTGGACATCGAGGGCGTAGCACGATGGGTGGACGGCACGATCGGCACGCCGCAACCGCATGTGTTCATCGAGGGCTACCGTCCTCGGCACAACCTGTCATCCGACACACGGATGGTGGCTGCGGTGGCGGACATGAAGAGGGCACTACCCAACTCCATCGTGTTGAACAACACGGGTGTGATCAGGGTGGTGCCGTCGGCACTGATGTCCATGCTCGGTGTGTGGGACTGGCCTCAGTCCACCCACCACCAGGACCTGCGGTCGGCGGCAAGGATTGCCCTGCTCGGGATGATGAAGAACACGAGACTCAACCAGGTCCTGTCCGCTACAGTGAGAGATCACCTCGCGGGTCGGACGTGGGAGGTGACACGCCCGTGACAGTTCTGTTCGATCATCAGTCTCAGTTCGTCGACGACATCGTGGCGGACACGTTCCCTCAGCGTGCGTGCGTGTTCTTCAAGACCGGTGCAGGCAAGAGCCTGACCGCTGTCATGGGACTGCACGCGCTGGGTCACAGCAGGGCAGTGGTGATCTCACCCCCGTCCACGCATGAGCAGTGGCGGGTGCTCGGTGAGAAGTACGGGATGGAGCTCGAGCTCATGAGCCACGCCAAGTTCCGGATGAAGGACACGAGATTGTCCAAGTCCGTGGCTGTGGTGGCTGACGAGTTCCACCTGTTCGGTGGGCAGCAGGGCAAGGGGTGGCGCAAGCTCGACACTCTGGCCCGACACCTGCAGGCACCGTTGTTCCTGATGTCGGCAACGCCACAGTACAACGATGCGGAGCGATGCTACTGCGTGCAGCACATCATCGATCCGAACTCCTGCAAGGGTGGGTTCCTGCAGTTCCTGTACCAGCACTGCGAGACAGAGCAGAACCCGTTCAGCCAGACACCCATCGTCCTCGGGTTCAAGAACTTCCCGGGTGCGGTGGAGTACCTGGCCTCGCTGGACAGGGTGCATTACCTAGCTGATGATCTGGTCTACCAGATCGAGGACTGGCTGTACCCCGTGCTCCTGCCTGCTGCGCTATCCACGTACAGCTACGACAAGCGGAACCACAGGATGATCTCGAGCATCATCGAGATGACACACACCGTCAGGCTGCAAGGTCTGATCGCACCCAACGGGTGGCTGCATGCAGACGTGTGGTCACTGGTGCTCGACGTCATCCAGTCCCGTGGTTGTGTGCTGGTGTTCGCTCAGCACTCGACAGTGATCGATGCACTGGCCAACAGCATGACGGCGAGCAGCATCGAGTTCGACACGGTGACCGGCTCGTCCTCCACAAAGCGGAAGACGGAGGTCATCAAGCAGTTCATCGATGGGAAGTTCCCGGTCCTGCTCGGCACCGCTGCCCTGGCAACAGGGACAGATGGGCTGGACCGTGTGTGTGACACGCTGCTGATCCTCGACGACACAGATGACGACGCCTTGCGCCGGCAGCTGATCGGCCGGATCATGCCGCGTGGCGAGTCTGTTGATGCGTCGATGAAGCAGGTCATCCGACTGGTACCACTGATCTCCTGATCGCGGGAGGGAGTCGACACCTCGTCGACGAGATGAAGGAGGCACAGTGCCAACCAAGGAAGATGTCCGACAGTCACTGCTCACCCACATGGCAGACCCTGCTCTGCCGGGCAGCGTGTTCGACGAATACAACAGGCGAGTCAAGCTCCTCGACGAGGAGTGACAGTGTGGGTGGGGCAGGAAAATTTTCTGCCCCACCCACGTCAGACCAATCCACAAGGAGGATAGATGGCAACACCGAAGACAACGGCAGTCCTTGCTGTTGATGCAGAGATCCTGGCAACCAGCTTCCAGTACGTCTTCTACAACAAGAAGCTCTACGTGCCGGTGGACTACATCGACACGGAGGCAGAGGTCGTGCCTGACATGGAGCGCACAATGTGGGTTCCGCTCAGTGACGACATGCTGCAGGTCAAGGCACAGCAGCAGTTCGACACCATGTTCAAGGACCCACGCCAGCAGCAGTCGTTCCAGTTCATGGTCGAGCAGTCAGCCCGGCGGGTCTTCGACACCAAGCCGTGGCTGCTGGTCAAGACGGCGCAGGGCCTGCGCGTCCTCAAGGACGGCACACTGCACGAGCCTGATGGCACGTTCATCCCGAACACCATCAACTGGACTCTCAACGAGAACCCGGATGACAAGGCTGAGCTCATGGCCACCATCACCGACTGGCTCGGAGGTGACCCAGAGATCGTGACGTCACTGCTGCGCCACCTGGCCACGGCGCTGGCGCCGCACTGGTCGGCGAACAAGTACGTGCTGCTCATCGGCAACGGGCGCAACGGCAAGTCACTGCTGATGAACATGCTGCAGGTTCTGTTCGGCAGGGACAACTGCTCGAGCATCACCCGTCAGCAGATCAGCGACGCAGACAAGGCGCTGTTCGACCTGAACAACAAGCTGCTCAACATCGTGTTCGATGGGCCGGCGGAGTTCGTGAAGGACTCGGGCAGGGAGAAGTCCCTGATCACGGGCGAGTCGATCGGCATTCGCAAGCTGTATGCCAACGCCTCGACCAACGTCCAGACCAACGCCCTGTTCCTCGAGGGCTTGAACCAGGAGCCCCGCTCCCGTGACAAGTCCTCTGCGTTGCAGGCTCGGCTGGTCCGGTTCACGTTTCCGAACAAGTACCCGGACGATCAGGAGTTCTGGGTTCACATGCACTCCGAGCGCATGCTCGGTGCGCTGCTGTCCCTGCTCATCGATCACTACGTGCTGCAGTCGGAGGTGGCGATCATGCTGTCGCCGTCTCAGGCGTCGAAAGCTGCGCAGATCGAGCACTCGGTGGACAACTCGCTGGCCCTCCAGTTCCTCATCCAGCTGGATGAGACGGAGACCCTGCCTGTCGAGGAGTTCGTACTCGACATGCCGTTCAACGATCTGGCCTCGCAGTTCCAGACGTGGCGGCGGGCGTGCGGGGATACCACCCCGTGGGACACGCAGACCCTGCTGAACCTGTTCCGCCCGGTGCTCGACACCGAGCGCAGGTCCATGTGGGACAGCTCAATCGCAAGCTCACGCAAGCGGCGTGTTGTCTCCGGCCTGTCGGAGGACACGATGCTCGTGATCCATTCACTCAGAGAAGAGGATGCACATGCCACAGCCGTGGTGGATGACTGACGAGTACACGATCGACACCGAGATCCCCGCTGAGTTCGTCAAGAACGCAGGGCCCAAGGGCGTAGCCCTCGTCCGGACGTGGCCTGATGGCACGACGGATCCGGGCTGGGGGATGCCGGCGTTCATGCAGAAGTACGACACGGGTCGGTTCGCGCGCACGCGGGAGGCGATCCTCAAGGGATACCAGGACGAGAAGTGGGCGTTCGCCTTCGTCATGCGTTCGATGCGCGTCGTGTGCATCGACATCGACGGGAAGAACGGCGGCTTCACTGGGGTCGGGAAGCTGGGCATGCTGCCCTACACGCTGGCGGAGACCAGCAAGTCGGGCAACGGGTACCACCTGTTCTACCTGATGACGGACGAGGAATGGGACGAGGCCACTGGATTCGCCCCGTTCGGAGATCGCATCGGGTTGCAACAGGGTGTCGACCTGCGAGTGACGGGATGCGTGTACCACTACCCGTCGCAGCGATGGAACAACCGGTGGCTCGTCGAGCTGCCGGATCACGTCAAGACGATGCTGAAGGACAGGCAGCAGAAGGCTGCTGCTCAGGTCACCAACATCATCAAGGTCCTCGACACCGGGGACATGGAGGAGGTACTGCTCATGCACGACGCACTGATCGAAGACCTGAAGAAGCCGATCCCCGCGGGTCGGCGCAACAACACGCTGTTCGCCATCGGCAGCCAGCTGTTCCTGGCGCAGGTGGAGAACTGGGAGACCCTCGTGCGTGATCGCGCGATGGAGCTCGGGCTCGACCCGGGAGAGACGGACAAGCTGGTGCGCAACATCGCCGCCTACTCGCCGTCGTCCACGGTCGTGCCGTGAACCGCGGACAGGTCCTGTCGGAAGCTGACAGGCTCATCCACACGGATCGGCAGACTGACTACGGCACACCGCAGCAGAACTTCGACACGATCGGGGAACTGTGGACCACGTACCTCCGCGCCGTAGGGGTGCTGTCTCACACACTGCGGATCACGGCGCCTGACGTGGCAGCGATGCAGTCGCTGGTGAAGCTGGCACGGGTTGCCACCAGCCCCGGCAAGGAGGACAACTGGATCGACCTCGCCGGCTACGCCGCACTCGGAGGGGAGGTGGCTACCCATGACAGCAGCGGAGGCTGAGCGCCTGTTCCAGGCAGTGGTTCAGCTGAGGGAGTCTGGTGACATCACGCCCATCGGGGCGAAGGTCATCCAAGGCATCGTCAGTCAGGCATGCTGGTGAGCGGGCGCGCGGAGACGATGAAGCTGGTGAAGAGCCTGCAACGGCAGGGCTTCGTCGTCGTCCGTACTGGCTCCGGTCACTGGCGGGTGTCGCATCCTGATCGTCAGGGGTGCGTGACGCTGTCCTTCTCCCCGAAGGGAGCGGGACTGCACAAGCCGCTGAAGCAGCTGGAAGCGCTGGGGTACAAGAGGTAGGAGAGACGGCCGCATTCCTCACAGGGATGCGGCCGTCTCTCTTTTTTTTGTGCTAGCGTCCAGTCATGAGCCTCCTCGATAAGTCGTTCCTGACGGACGCAGAAGAAGAATTGAAGAAGAGATTCAACAAGGCAGAGGCGGACAGGAAGCGGATGCCTTCAACGGCGTCCGCTTCGCAGCCGTCAGGCCGCGTCGACCAGATCACATTGGCTGATGAAGAGAGAGGAATGATGCCCTTCACCAAGGAGAAGTTCCTGGTGAAGGAGAATCCCAACCTCGTCGAGTGGGAGCGCGAGACACGGAAGTTCCTGCGCAAGCTGTCGCCCGACCACGAGCACCGCGTCACCGCGGTCATGATCTTCGAGTGGGCCACTGGCCTCGAGGTCAAGGTGCTGATGGAGTCCACCGAGAAGTTCGAGAGCGGCAAGCCGAACTGGCGCAGCGACCTGCGCAAGATCAACCAGGCGCTCGCCTTCTACTTCGGCAAGCCGTACACGACGTGGATCATGGGCCGCAAGGTGGGCAAGGCGTACCGCGTGAAGAAGGGCTACTACATCACGCGGCACCGGCCGATGACGCTGACCCTCTACGCCGAGTACGCGGAGGGAGTGCTGCGTCCATGACGCGCAGCCCTGTCGTCATCCTCGAGGACGGCACCCGCCTCTACTCGAACGGCACAAAGTACACGCCCGTCCCTGCGGAGCAGCGAAAAAATTCTGTCAGGAAGCCGGAGGATCCGAGAGCTGTGAGATGGAAGGGTGACTGGTTGCTGCCGCTGGATCTGCTCGTGGAGGACCAGCGGCAGCTTCCCGAGACACGACCTGACTCGGAGGCTTACGACCACATGGTGAAGGCGCGTCGCTGCCGCTGCGCGGTATGCCGCCGGCCGGAGGCCCGCAGGTGGAAGCGGATGTACCGCCGTCAGATGCGCAGCGAGTCGTCAGCCAGCGCCTGATCCTCCGAGGCGCCGCCCTCGATCCGCTGGAACAGCTGCTGGATGGACTTCAGGTCCTTGGCCATCACGCACTGCAGGATCAGCGTGGCAGCCGTGACATCGAGGATGTCGCCGCTCCTGCTGTACACGGTCTGCACCGTGCCGAATCGCTGGTGCCACAGCCAGTGCAGCCGGGTGTCGAGGCTGGCCCGGTGCTCATCGGGGATCTGCGTGCGGAATGTCCTGACTGGGACGACGTCACTCACTGCTGATCTCCTCCGTCACGGTGAGGTCCTTGAACTCCAGCGACACGGTGCGACGGGTGGCAGGGTGGGTGCCCGCCCTGCGCTTGCCGACCAGCCTGTCGAAGATCAGCTTCCGCGCCACGTTCGCCCTGGCCTGCGACGACTTGTCGTCCAGCTCCGCCCCGTTCGCGATGTCGAACAGGGTGCGGCTGACGAGCTCGTGCGCGGGCACGTCGAGGATCATGTCCGTGTTCACCATCGGATTGTCCGCCACATGCTGCAGCGACTGCCGGATGGTGATGACCTTCTTCAGCGCCATACCCCTGCCCAATCCTCCTCGTAGCTGACGGACGATCCGCCGGCATGCTCGTCGTACATGGTGGCACCGAAGAAGTCCAGCTCCTTCGTGGCCTGCACCGCGTACCGCAGCGCGTCCATCATGTGGCTGTGGCGGTCGTGCAGCGGCTGCTGCGTCCACTGCTGCAGCCGGGTGCTGTACTCGTACTTGTAGTTCTCGAGGCACTCGAGCAGCCAGTTGCAGTTCGTCTCGTGGACGATCGTGTTGTACAGCTGCATGCGCACCTGCTGGATGTCGGTGACGATGTTGTAGTCGCCACCGCGGGAGCCGGGGATCTTCCACACCTTGTTGCTCTTGGCGAGCACCGCGATGTTGGGGAACCGCTGCCGCATCATGTCGGCCGGCGTCGTGTTCACCGCCTTCTCGTGGTGGTCGCCGTCCCACGGCAGGATCATCTTGTCGATCTTGTGGAAGTAGGGCTTGGCCTGCAGCTCGTCGACGTACTCGGGCAACGCCTTGCCGTGGCCCTCGCCGCAGTCGTACAGCCACAGCCGCCCGTTGATCCACTGGAACACCAGCCACGACGTGGCGTCGGAGTGGATGCCGGAGGCGCCGATGTCGAAGGCGACGTACACCGGGTAGCCCGGATCGAGGTTGAAGTCGATCGCGCGCTTGTCGTTGACGAGCTTCATGTACGCCTCGCCGTACACGGCCGCCGCGTCCATCTCCTCAAACGAGCAGTGGTACTCCTGCTCGAACATGCGCTCGTTGCCGAAGCGCCGCATGTAGGTGTCGCGGATGCGCTCGAGCTCGGGCTCGTTCAGCACGGGAGCGAGGCCGTTCTTCACCATGATCTGGTTGACGTCGTCGATCCCGAGGATGATCGTCTTCGCCTCGGGATTCCCCTCGAGGGACTGCATCAGCTGCCACAGCGGGTTGCGCCGCTTCCCTCGCGGGGTGCTGATGACCATGAGCCGCTTGTCCTCGGCTCGGTTCTCGAGGATGGGCATGATGCGGGGGATCGGATCCTCGCGCGTGAACAGCGCCAGCTCCGTGATCGTGTAGTCCTGGAACGAGGTGCCGACACCGGCCTTGTCCTGACCGGACTGGAAGTAGCCCTGCAGCTTGAGCCGGCTGCCGTTGGCGAAGCGGCCCTCCATCACGGTGTCCTTCCACTCCACCGAGTCATGGGGGACGTTGTCCTTCAGCCCTTGGATGTACTGCCCGGTGCCCGGGTCGATGTACGTCTTGTCCCAGAGGATGTCGCGGATCATCGGGTTGGACAGGCTGATGTACACGCCCGTGGTCTTCGGCGTGCGCAGCCGTGCCTCGCACTGCTCCATCGAGGCGGCGACGTCCTTGCCGGTCTGCCGTGGCAGCACCGCGATGGAGTAGCGGTGCGTGCGGAACATCCGGTGGAGAGCTGCCTGGTAAGGCCGTGGCTCGTAGTGCAGCGGGAACGTGGGCATTACCAGGCAGCTCCGTACTACTCGGTCTCTTCGACCGCCGGTGCCTCGTCCGCAGCCTTGGCCTTGGACTTCGGCTTGGTCTCCGCCGGTGCCTCGAACTTCGCTTCGCCGGCGATCTGGCGGAACTGGCGCGAGACGGACTCGCTTGCTGTCTCCTGCGACATGCTGTGCCCCTTTCAGATTTGGAGGTTGGGCAGTCCTATTGTGCCGAACAGCGTGGAGAAGTCCTCCCGCTCGCCGCTGTTGCCGGCCTTCGACACGATCCCAGCCTGCGGCGGCTCCACTGGCGGAGTGGGGGGCGCCGGAGCCGCCGCAGGTGGGGCAGCTGGAGCGGCAGGGGTAGCGGCCTGCTGCTTCCTCAGCTGCTCGATGATCGGCTGCACCGGGATGGAGTAGCCGACCAGCTTCTTGTCCTCGTCACGGATCTCGTACGGGGTGACCATCGCGGCGAAGCTGTCGGCCAGTGTCCGGTTGAATCCCTTGGTGCCGGGGATCAGATCCGGGTTGTTCTTGAACAGGTCGATGCTCGCATGGATGGTGTCGATGAAGGGCTTCGACTCCTCGAGCTTGACCTCGGCCTTGCTCCGGATCTCCGCGACGAGCAGGGTGCGCACGGCCTCCTGCCACTCCTTGGCGTCCTCGGAGTTCTTCAGGGTCTCCATCCCCTCCTTGCCGATGGCCGGAACCTGGGTGCCGACGAGCAGGCGGGGGTGCTTCTCGAGCGCCTCGAAGTAGTTGGCGTAGTCCTTCTTGACTCCCTCGTACGCCTCCTGCTGGTACGCCTTGGTGACGCTCTCCTCAAAGGAGGTGCTCAGCCCGCCGATCTGCGTGACGACGACGGTGGGGTCTGCTCCAGCTGCGGCAGGAGCTGCTGGCGCGCTGACGGCTGGAGGCTGCTCAGCACCTCCTCCAGCAGGCTCTGCAGGAGCAGGAGCTGCTCCGTCTGCCAGTCCTGGTGCAGCAGGTGCTGCTGGTCCTGCCGCTGCATTGCCTGCGCTAGGGGCGTCAGAGCCTCCAGGAGCCCCTGTCGCAGCTCCAGCGCCCTCTCCAGCGCCTGTCGCTGCCGGCGCCGCTGGAGTGCCCTCTGTGGCCTCGTCAGCCACCAGTGTGTCCATGAGATCAGCGAACGCCAGATCTCCCGAACTCGGGAGAGTGAGCGCCGGCCGATCGTCCGCAGGCTGCTCACTCACCGTCACCCTCCCGGCTCTGCTTGTAGTTCAGCAGGGCGAGACCGAGGGCATCCCGGTGCATGTCCGTGAACTCGAAGTTGATCTGGTCCAGCAGCGAGGTGAGCCCCACCTCCCCGAAGAACATGGTGTGGACCTCGGAGATGGCGGCCAGCTCGGCGGCTGCCGAGGGGTACTGGCAGTTCCAGTCCATCTCCCAGCCCAGCACGGTGACCTGCCACTGGGTGAGCACCGTGATGTAGTTGTCCGAGTTGTACTCGGCATCCTCCTCCGGCGTGGCCTGGTTCAGGCACTCCTCGTCGGCTTCGATGACGGCGTGCAGCACTCCCTCGAGCTCGGCGATCTTGGCGAAGTAGCGATCGCGGAAGTCGGGCATGTCCGCGAACGTCAGCTCCTGGTACTTGGCGGTGATCCGGCTCGCCCACTGGGGCGTGATCTGGTCGCCGGCCACGTCCCGCGCGGGCTTCAGCACCTCGCTCCAGACACGGAGGATCGGGTTGAACGGGGCGTCGATGTCGAGGTCAGCAGGGCTGACGTCGTTGATCGGCTGGTCGATCATGGGCTGGTCGGTCATCACACTCTCCCGGTGAGCTGAAGCTGGCGGTGCTCGGCGGTGATGGTGCGGACCACCGAACGGATGTCGTAGCACAGGACGTTCTCGATGTAGACGCGCTTGATGCTGGCAGGCACCAACTCGGGCCCGCCGTAGAAGAGCTCGACATCGAACATGTCGAAGCCCTCCATCTCGTTGTAGCAGTGGATCTTGAACGGGAACCGCGGGTCCTTGTAGATGCCCACCTGGTAGGACGGCAGGGTGATCTTCACCTCTGCAGGGCGTCCCGCCTCGGTGCCGGCAACCTCGAAGGTCTCGACGTACTCGCCGTTCTGGACTGTCTCGACGGTGGTGCCCGTCTCCATGTACTTCAGCACGCGGCGTCCGCGGGGCTTGGGGTACGCGGGCTTGCGGACCTCCTCCTGCAGCCACTGCCGCCCCTGCTCGTCCACGCGGATAATCTCGTCATCGCTCTGCGTGTTGAGTCTCTGGCTCGGCATCTCGTTGGGATCCTGCGCGCGTGGCGCCGGCGGCCGAGGGGCCTCAAAGTCGGGGATGCTGAACTCGGGAAGCGGCTCCGACTCCAGCGATGTTTCACGGGAAACCTCCAGCGCCGACTCGATGTCGACGCCCAAGTCAGTGAGCAGCGTCGTCAGCTCTGCCGCGGAGTAGTTGCGGTAGTGCTTGTCCGGCACGGCGTGCTGCTTGTAGAGGGTGTACAGCTCGGCCTTGTACTTGGCACTCATGTCACTCCTAGGTGGGCAACGGCTTTACTGTGAGGGAGAGTAGCACGTACGCCGCGTGTTTGGGGTTCCTACCGCCCCCGAAACCTGGTCACCTAGTCACCCCTAGTCACCCCCTACTCTCTTTTTCTTCTCTCTAGATGTTAATAGAAAGATGGAAAACAGGTGACTAGGGTGACTAGGGTGGCAAAACTTCTTGTGAATCAACAAGAAAACCTGGTCACCCATAGGTGACTAGGGGGTGACTAGGTGACTAGGTTCTCCGGTAGTCCATGTACGTCAGCGGGATGCCGTTCGCGGCGTACCCATTGGGGCCGTCCGCCACGTTGGCGCCGTACTCGAAGGTCTCCACGCTGCCGAACTCCGTGCCGACGTTCACCGAGACCGGGGTGTATCGGTACTGGACCACTGCCAGCGACCCGGTGCCATCCTCATCAGGGAGTGACTCGGCGTAGAACTCCCACTCCATCAGGTCTCTACGGACCTGAAGCTTGTCGTGAATGCTCCACTCGTAGCCGGTGTCGAAGATGTGACGCTCGTCGGCGAAGACCTTCGACACGTCGACCATCTTCCCGTTGAGGTCCAGCCCTCTCACCCCGTAGCGGGCCTTGCCCTTCCACGCGCCGAAGGTGGCCTGCACCTGCTGGACGTGGGCCCACGCATCGTGCGCGCGGTTGGCACCTTGCGTGTTCGTCACGACCTTCCACGGGATCGGCCGGTTGTAGATCTCGTAGATGTCCGTGACGTAGTCATCGCGGCGATAGTCCGGGTCGAGGTAGTAGATGCCCTCGGGACGGGTCACGCCCATGTACGTCCGGCCGCCGATGTCGAACGCGCGCAGGGCCTTGGCCTGGATCAGGAGACGGGACCAGTTCCCGTTCTCCGCCCCCACGTCCAGCACCCAGATCTCGTTGCCCTTGCAGTTCTCCTCGAGCGCCGCGCCCCGCGGGTTGTTCACCAGCAGGTAGAGCCGGTTGTCCAGCTGCTCCGACATCATCCAATACTGCTGCTGCAGTCCCTGCCACATGTTCGCGATCTTGTCGCTGAACATCTTGTGGTTGATGTTGTAGTTCTGGGCCGTCGACTTCAGAAGCCCCATCATGACCGGCCGGTACAGGGCATTGTTCATGACCTCTGCTGCGTACGGGGACAGCGTGCCCGGGGTGTTCGTGGTCTCCTCGAACCCCATCACCGTGGTGACGCCGCTGCCAGCCTGCACCGTGGCCGGGCTCATGTAGTACGCCGACGAGTACCCGTCCTCCCCCTGGCACAGGATGGTGATGGTGTCGACGGACTGCGGGTTCTGCCACAGCACGGCCGCCACCGGGAGGTTCAGGTTGCCGGCGGTCAGCGTCTTCTCCCCGCCACCGAGGGCGGCCGAGAAGTTGGTGTACTGGCCGAACCCGTTCGATGACCACTTGATGGTGGAGAGCTCTGTCGGATCCCCGACGAGGACCACTCGGTCCCCTGCCACCAGCCCTGACCGGGCGCGCGACGGCGCCGAGTAGTTCACCCGTGTCGACGACGACGGCAGCGGCAGGGAGGCAATGCCGATCCTGCGCTGCGGATTCATGTAGATCATGCCGCCCTCGAGGTACGGCAGCGACGTGGTGAGCGCCGTGTTCAGCATGTCCCGGGTGAACTCCCGGTTCGCCTCCACGGGTACAGGATCCTGGTCCGACCAGTCCATCGTGTAGAGGTGCCACTTCACCGCACCCTCTGCGAGCGCCTGCTCGTACACGGCCTGCGGCAGCCGGATCACCAGCTGGTCCGCGCACAGCTCGGCGACGTCCGTGGCTGTCCCGCTCGGCTCGCCGGCAGCGTTCGCCGTCTCCCAGCGCCAGTTCGCCCGCGGCCGGGACACCCGGACCTCGGTGATCTTCGACGGCGCTGACTCCCCCACCTCGTTCTCGAAGGTGTAGAACAGGCCGATCTTGTACGTGTTCGCGGCTGCCCCGCCTGTGGCGATCAGCGTGTCCGCCGTCGGCGTCTCGGGTGAGGGCATCGATGCGCCGAGCAGGATCCGCTGCTTGCTGGGCGACGCATGCGGGGCGAACCTGTCTGCCCAGGAGTTCGCGGTCGTGTCGGTCGGGACGGTGCTGCCGTCGAAGTAGTCGCCGAGCAGCGACGTGTTCGACTCCAGCATGCAGGCGTCGAGCTCGACGTACTCGCCGTACCCGATCCCTGCGACCTCGAACGACATTTCGGCCGACAGGGCTTCCGCGCCGACAGCGCCGATACCGGCGTGCGCGCGCTCCCACGCAGCACCTGTGCTGCCCGAGTCCGTCAGGGTGTCGACGGCAGTCCCGATGTTGGTGAAGGTCTGGGCCGTCATCGTCCACGGCTTCGCCCCGCCACCCTTGATGGACCCGGATGCGGACAGCGCGCGCTTCGGCACCGGCACCCGTGCGCTGGTGATCTTCACCGTCTGCGGCGGATGGTAGATGGAGGCAGCCTGATTCGGGGGGCCGTACCAGTAGTAGTCGGTGCCGTCGGCTCCGGTGAAGATGTCGGTGCTCTCGCCGTCGGCGCAGACCATGACGTCCTTGATGCGGACGTAGGTGACGGCTGGGCCGTTGCCCGTGCCA